ATTAATTACTTCCTAAGTATAATAAGTGATTACGAAGCTCTGTTAGGTTAGAATCTACGAAAGAAGCGAGCGAAACGCTTTCAGGGCACAACGGTAAACCGATGACTCCTAATTCGGGATGGGAGGCTTAACCCTCAAAAATGAAGCCGTGTTCAGGGCACGTTAAAGTAGCCTGCGCTAATAAGCATTATAGCCGAGGCGGAGTATAGCGTAATAGCCAACCAGCGATGATATGAGCGGAAGGAAGCAACGTGAGTAAGTAATATATCGAAAAAATCAGTCTGAAAAACATCGTCTTTATCAGTAAGAAAACGGGGTTGGGCGTCCGTACGCTGATTACAATATAGCCCTACTGACGGATTGAACGGCAGCCGATAGCGAGAATCGGGTAGGGCACTTTTCTGTAGTGTTTTATTTTGTGTTTGTGTTGTACAGTGTACGGTCTGTGAAGATAGTGCACTTTTTAATAAGGGTGGTTAGCTTATCGGTTAGAGCTTCGTGTTGCGCAACCAATTATCACGATTGAGAGAGGTTCGATTCCTCTACCATCCACAATAATAATCAAATAATTAATCTTATGACAAAAGGAATTAAAACAATAACAGGAGATTGGGTAAATTCTATCTCTAAATTAAAATTAGGAGAAGTAGTTAGAATACCTGATGAAAGCTATGATTGTGTTATGAGTTCGGCTCGTTATCGGTTAAAAAGAAAATATAAAGTACTGATAGAAAGAGAGGGTGAAAAGGAAGTCATTAAAGGATTTAAGTACTTTAAAATTAAAAGGACTGCATAATGGAACCTTTATCTCAATGTGAGTACCAAGTAGCTCATGAAGTAGCAAAAGGACAAACTCCTGATGAAATAGCCAATTTACTTAAAAAGTCGGTTTGGACGATAAAAGCGCAAATACGGGACATTCATAAGAAACTAGGCATTAATAACAATGTCGAGCTTACTTTATATATTCTATGTGATAGGGCAAAAAGAAATTTCGATTTGAAAGAAATACGAAAGCATGGAATTGAATTTTTCTTCTCTGTATGGTTCCTCTTCTTGGCTATTACTCCTGAATTCCAAATGGACATGAGAAGGTTAAGAATGCAACGTAAGTTGAGAGTGTCTGCCCGTACAATGGGCGCAAGAAGAAATAATAATGATTTGATAATAACTAGCATAAATTATGCAGCATAATAAACATTACTATGAAAAAGTTGATAATTAATATTATACTAATTAACATCTTGGCTTTACCCTGCATCCTTACTTTTAATGATGTAAATCAAGATACAGGAGAATGGAATTATACTATTAATCTGATAGGAATTGTATATTCAGTTTGGTTTTATAATTGCATTTTAAAACCAATATTTAAACCATATTTCAGAAAGGAGGAACAGTAATGATTGGAATAGAAAGAATCCCCGATGACACTCCCCTATTTAAATTAACAGTTGGTGAATTTAAAGATTTATGTAACAGTTTGATTCCCAAACCTAAAGAGGAAGAAAACGATGAAATAGTATATGGTCTTGATGGCTTGGCTAAAATTTTTGGTGTATCAAAAAATCAAGCATATAGAATGAAAAGGTCTGGTAAATATAAAGAAGCCATAAAACAAGAAGGTCAAGTTATTATTACAAATAAGAAAAAGGCCTTAGAATTATTCGGAAATCGCAAATAACCATTCATTTATTAATTAACCCAATGCCGACACCCCAGGATGTCGTAGAGTGCAAGCCTCTGTATTTGAGTTATACATGTTCTAATCCTAGTGTCCGTTGGTTCGGTATCTAGGAACAAAATTTTGTCGTTAAAATGCAATTTCGGAGGCGTCGGTTCGTGAGGATAGGCGCTTTATTTATTTCGATTAACCACTTTAATAATATATATAGTTATGAAAAAAGTAATTGTAAGAGGAGATCGTTCCGGTGTATTTTTCGGAGAGTTAGTAGAAAGAAATGGTAGTGAGGTTAAGCTCGCAAATTGTCGTAGATTGTGGTATTGGGATGGTGCTGCTAGTATATCTCAATTAGCAGTTAATGGTACGACTAACCCATCTGAATGCAAATTCACAGTTACGGTTCCAGAGATAGAGATTCTGGATGTGATTGAAATTATCCCGTGTTCGGATAAAGCTGTAAAATCTATTGAAAATGTACCGATATGGGCAAGGTAATGGAAGATAGAATAAAACAGTTTCTAAATATTGGCTATGGCTATGGCTATGGCTCTGGCTATGGCGATGGCTCTGGCTCTGGCTCTGGCTCTGGCTCTGGCTATGGCTATGGCGATGGCGATGGCGATGGCTCTGGCTATGGCGATGGCTCTGGCTCTGGCTATGGCGATGGCTCTGGCTCTGGCTATGGCGATGGCGATGGCGTAAAATCCATAAATGGAAATTCTATTTATGTAGTAGATAATATACCTACTATTATCACAAATGTAAAAGGTAATATCGCAAAAGGTTTTATCCTTCAGTCTGACTTATCTCTTACTCCCTGTTTTATAGTAAAAGAGAATAATCAATTTTCTCATGGTAATACTCTACATGAGGCATTTGAATCTTTGCAAGAAAAGCTTTATGATGATAGTACAGAAGAGGAAAGGATTCTCAAGTTTAAAGAACATTTCTCTGACTTTTCTAAAAAGTATTCTGCTAAAGATTTGTTTATATGGCATCATGTACTCACAGGGAGTTGCAAGGCTGGAAGAGAAGCTTTTTGCACGGATAAAGGTATAGATGTAGACAATGATAGGTTTACCGTCGAGTTTATAGAACTGACTAAAAATTCGTATGGCGGTGATATTATCCGCAGACTATCTTAACTTAATCCCGGTTTGCTTTGATCGGCACTCCGGGAGCAATTTAAACCACTTTAAATAATATAAGATATGAAAGAAGAAAAAGAATTAACCATTAGAGAGAAAGAATCTGTATTTGAGATCCAAACAGCAGATTTGAGTAAAGACAATCTTCCTTCTTTGGATGATGCCCAAGAACTTCCAATAGACTTGTGCGGTAATTATTGGTCTCCAGAACAGGCTGGAGAATTTAAGAAAATATTTTTTGTAGAAATCAAACCACAAAAGGTATTGAGTGCTACCAATCCAGATGAATTAATAGATTTAGATTGTGCTTTCTTCTTAGAAAGAAAGGCAGACGGAACAGTTCAAACTATAACTAACGGTTCCAGAAGATTAGTCGGTATTTTGGAGCAATATATTGAGAATGGTGCTCTTAAAAAAGGAACTCCCCTTAAAATCACGTACATGGGTAAAAGGAAGAATAAAACCAATAATTTCCAATCAGACAATTGGTCTGTCAAACCCCTGCTTATAAACTTACCTGTTGCCGGCTAATGGAAGCATTTGACTTGAATGGATTTGCAGAAGGGGAAGAACTCAACCCTTCTGCTTATAATCCGGAAGATTATCCTACCAAAGAAGAAATGCTTGATTTTATATACTCAAATTCTCACAAGCCACCCGTTAATATTGATTTGAAAGAATTAAGCGTTAACGGACTGGTTAAGCGAGATCCAATGGAGATGTATTTGAAAAGCAAGCATATTTCTTCTTCTAACCTCAAAAATGCTCTCAAGACTCCTCGTTCATTTTACTATGATTATGAAAGGGTATTTGAGGAAAAAGAAAAGCCCTGTTTTCAACTAGGCACATTTGCCCACATGGCATTCTTGGAGCCACGTTTATTTGAACTTGTCAAAGTAGAACCTAAATGTAATCAATCTTCCAAAGACGGTGTAATAGTTATGATTAAGTTCTATAACGAGTTATTATCAAATGATAAGAACTATGTTCCAGATGTCGAAGAAGAAATGCCCTCTGAAAAATGGAACTTTAGCGATCTTAAAGATTACCGTGATTATAAAAAACAGAAATGTTTGGATCTGGGTTACTCCTTTATCAGTGAAGATATGAGTATGATAATAAAAGCTCTTGAGAGAAACTATTATTGGTATGGTGGTGGTATTATCCCCCAATTATTGAAAGGGGCTTATTCAGAGGTGTCTTTTTATGGCAAGGATGAAGAAACAGGGTTGGATGTTAGAGTTAGGCCGGATTATTTTAATGTAGAGGAAAATATTGGTGTAAATGCTGTAATTTCCTTCAAGACCACACGAGCCGATGATCTCGGTAAGTTCTACTATGATTGTGCGAAGCTTAAATACGAGCTTTCAGAAGGAATGTACCAAGAAGTAATGAGTAGTATTACAGGACGAAACTTTAATGTAACAATAATGATAATGTTACAGACAGTTGAGCCTTTTGATGTTGCTGTTCTATTCTGGTCTCCTGATGATCTTGCAAATGGCAAATATAAATATCACTATGCTCTTTCCATCGTAAAGGACTGCTTTGAAAAGAAGTGGTTCCCCGGCTATGATGCTAATGCGGAAGAAGGTGCCCGTGGTATTATTGATATGCAACTTCCGGAATGGAGTAAGAAAATGCTTCATCCGGTTGCTATTGACGATATTGTATGATTAACTAAAATAAAAAACAATGATTGATTTAAAAGACTACTCTCCAGAAGAAGTTCAATTCAAACTTCCAACAACAGTAAAGTTTCCAGAGATTATATTTCCCGATTGTGTATGTATGGATGATATAAAAAAGAAACTGGCGGAGAACTTTATTGCCATTCAGGAAAAAGATGTAATAGCCAATCGGGTGATGGATGATTATTAAATCTCAACTATTCGTGCTAATTACGGTGAAATTGCGGAAGAACAGATGCCGGAATTAGAAGCGCAATTAGAGTCGTTAAAAGCTAAATTCAATAATGAAAAGAAGGAGTTTGAAGCGAAAATTTCAGCGTTACATACCCAATTTAAGGACCTTGTTAATCTTGCTAAAAAAGGAGTTAGAGATTATCCCCTAAAAATGATTGATACCTTCCGTATCCCTGTTATGGGGTATTATTTGTATTACTCATGGGTGAATGATGCTTTTCGTTTGGCATTGGTTCAGGAAATTCCGAAACACGAATACAATGACTTGTTTAACTCTGGAGAAAAGAACCAGGAAGCATTTAAGGAATTAGGTTATGATCTTCCTAATATTGATTTCAAGGATACACGAAAAAATGTTCGTCAGTTTGGTGAGGGTGAGAATATTGTTGAGGTATGGGAAGAAGATGGATATGATGTTTGGTTGGAACAATGGATAGAGGATTTGGTTGATTCATCAACCGGTGAATCTACATCTGTTCAACGACATGAATTACATCGTTCTCCAATAGAAGAAAGTCCATGGAGAAAGGAGGAAAATAATGACGAGACTAGCACACAAGAAGGGGAGGCCATCGAAGTATCGGAAGAGCCTGAAGAATAACCCATATTGGGAGGAAGTGAAACGAAAGGTTCGTATTCGTGACGGGCATCGTTGCCAAGTATGCGGTAAAACCTACAATTTAGAGATTCATCATAAAGTCTATGAGGTTGCGGGATATTCTATCGTAGGTCATGAATTAGAGTTCTTGTATTGCCTTGAAACGCTATGTGAAGATTGTCATGCAATGAAGCATGGTAAATAAATAATCCCGGTGTCCGTTGGTTCGGTATCCGGGAACTATTTTTAAAATAACTTATATGAAACAGATTAGTACTAAACAAGCACAACGTAACAGAGAAATAGCCAAGATTAAGGAAAACCTTCCTTCCTATTGTGTTATATGTGGTAAACCGGCTGTAGATGCTGCACATTTAGTTCCCAAAAGCATGTATCCCGAACACTATACAAATCCCTTGAATATAGTTGGATTGTGCCGGGAATGTCACAATAGGTATGATAATGATTTGTCCTTTAGACGCAAACAAAAGCGTCTAATAGAGCGTGTGAAGTCTTTTGATGAATGTGCAGCAAATAGATATTTTCGTTTATGAATAGTTATCAGTTAATATCCAAGCTTCGGAAGATTAGAAATGATACTTATCTCACTGCAATAGATCAGGCATTATATTATGAACTAATATCTATTTGCAATGAAAAGGGATGGAAAGAGGTGTTTGAGGCTCGTAGTTCTGTATTATGTACTTCATTGAATATATGGGATAAAACACTACGAAAATCACGCAAAATACTTGCTGATGCAGGTTTAATATCTTTCGAATCATGTAGAGATAAGAGGGTAGGATGCTATTATTCTTTTCAGACAAACCTAAGTAATGATATTAAATCATCGGTAATATCATCGGTAAATGGTACTGATGAAAATACCGGAGAAAATACTGATGATAACAAAATAGGAGATACTCAATCATCAGTAAATAATACGGTAATTTCTTCGGTACTACGTACTGATGAAAATACTGATGATAAAAATACTACTCCGGTAATATCATCGGTAAATGGTACTGATGATATTGAAATTTCACCTATTATAGATATTAATAAAACTATAAACGTAGAGAGTCACGCACACGTGCGTGAGACTCCCCCCTCTCCAAAGAAGAAATCCCGAAAGGAAAAAGGGGATGAAACTCCGTTGGTTTACCCTTTCACTTCTATGGCTTTTATGTCAGCATGGGAAGCACTCCGTAAAACTCCGAAATGGAAGAAGAAGCTTAACTATGCTCTTCAGCTTTCGCTTGATAAACTTTCCAAGTTTGAAGAAGAGTTTGCCATTCGGCAGATTGAAAGAGCAATTGAGTCTGATTGGACCGGGGTTGTATTTACGGGAACTGAAC